TTAACATATAATATCTCAATAGGTTTGGGAGTATCTGAAACACCAAAGGCTGGAATTCGTAAAGGGTCTTCACTTTGCTTTTTATTCGCCCAGTCTGGGTGATAATAATATGCTTGTACTTCTCTATCCTTAGAACTACATTTTTCCGCCCTTAATGTTTCGATTGGCAAGTGTTCGATTTTTTCAATAGTTTTTTTATCCTTAGAATAAATAACTTGCATTGCACATTGACCCGCCAGTTTTAAATCATAACTCAATCTTCTTACAACATCCTTTTTAAATAAAGAAATCATACGAGCGTACGCTTCTGGCTTTCTTGAGCTATCGGTTGCGTCTAATCCTTTACCAAATATCATTTGAGAAACCCCAATAATACAAGCTCCAGCGGTAGCACTTCCATTCGCTTTGTTTATAAGGAAAGAAAAATAATCATTGTTTGCACCAAATTCCACCCACTCATTTGTTTTAGATTCGATAATTTCTGGAGTTTGGTAACTGCTTAAACTAACAAGGCTAATCGCTGGATTCCTCTTTGTTGGTACGTTTGGTTTTCTGTATTTATTTATGTTTTTACTCATAAGATTATAAAATCGTTATTACCTCCCTTTTCTTTATACTCATCTTTGTTGATTGTATAATATTCATTATTAGATTGGTTTGTTGATTGGATTGTACAAAAGACTTTATCTCTGTAAATTATATCGGAATCAGTCACAACACCTTGCCCGTTGAATATTTTTAAATCGTAGAAACGTCCTTCGTTTAATTCGAAGACACTTGATAACTGAATATAATTACCAACCTTAGTCCCATTTATTAAAATAGTTTTGGTCTCATTTGTACTATCATCACGTAAAGTGAGAGTTATTGCGGTTGCATATATTCTCGGAATAATCTTTATCGTTTGTACATTATTATTCGGCAATAAATGTTTCATATATATATAATAGATTAATCGTTGTTTTTTGTTATTAAAAGCAAAAAAAAAAAGGACACTCAACTAAGAATGCCCTTTTCAACTAAAAAAAAGAAAGAAAATTATGCGTTTGGATCGATTTGAGTCGCACTCTCATTTGCAGTAACAACCGTAGATGTTACAAAGAAAGCTGGATCTGATTCCATCGCTTCCATGCTTAAAGTAAATCCACTCATATCACCCATATTTGCCCCAGAAACAATTGTCCCAGAAACCACTTCAGTTCCATTATCTTTACCTAAAAGAATAAAATTAGCATTATAGTCTTCAACCACTACATGAGGTCGTGCTACTGATAATAATTTAATTTGTTCTTGTGTTGCTTTATCTAAAATAGGTAAAGTTAAATTTAACGCTTGTGTTGTAAACGTGCTTCCGTTTTCTCTCGACGAGGTAATAGTCTGCTCGAGAGTAGAACTACCTTTAAGATCGAATTTAAAAAATACTGGTGTTCCAGTTATTGCGGTAATTTCTCCGTCTACGATTGTAGTTGTTCCCAACGTACCATAATCCGCAAAATAAACCGCTTTTAAGCCTCCCGTCGATGTCTTACATCCTAAGGCTCTACCGCTTGTTAATAAACATGCCATTCTATTATGTGTTTTAAGTTACTGATAATCAGTTGATTACCATATATTATTATTTATTTATTTTGATTAAGAATAGTAAACGATGTCTTCTTTTACCGAATAATTCACTCCAGCGGAATATCTCATTATAAATCTGCAATTTTGAGACCCATCCAAATCTGACATGTCTAAAACTTTTACTTCGTTGTGGTCAGATAATAAACCCGTTCCGAAATATAAGTTAGATTTTAAAGTTGATATCATGGTATCATTTGCTAATCCGTTACATGCAACCACTTTTACACCATCAAAAAATTGAATGTCAACATCTTGATTGTTCCCTTGTGCGTTTACTCCATTTGCTCCAACTCCGTTTGCTTGAAAACCACCTAATGATCTTTTATAAGCTCGGAAAATATTCTGAGAAACATATATAAAAAGCTCTTCGTTAGAATATAAAGAAGCTGGAATTGCGTCCACTACTTTTCCTAATTCTGCTATTACATTTCCAGCATTAACGCCACCAGCAACTTTTGCGATATCTTGACCCGCTGGTAAAGTGTCAGCAGTTAATAATGTTGCAAAACCATCAAAAGAACCAGCTCCAGCAGTTCCGCTCCATATATCTTGCTCAGTTTTTTGTGCTACTTTTTCAGCCATTAAACCGATAAAGTAATCAGAGAAAGTTTTTGGTAAGTTCTGATTTAAAGAACTATAACCCATAGAAATCGCTTCCCAATCACTCATAAATGGAGTCTTACAAAGTTCAAGATTTACTTGTAATTGTTTAGGTTCTAAGATTCTTTCTGTTAAAGTAACTGTTGAAGTATCTGCGAAATCACAAGTAGAGTTTGCAACGATTCCGTCAAGTTCAACTCTTTTTAATACTTCTTTAAATTTTACATTTGGTTTAACCTCGATTAATCCGTTTGCAATTGTGTTACCGCTTAAAAGTGCCGATGATACGTATGATCCCGCAAAACTTCCGCTGTAACTTGATGTAATTGATACTGTTGTAGCCATTTTTATTTATTGATTATGTTAAAAATTCTGTTTTGTACTGTGTTTTTACCTTTTTGAGAATAAAGATTTAATTCTTTTGTTGCAGATACGTTTTCTGGATTATGTGATATTCCTTCAACTTCTGATAATTCAACTTTTTCAGCTGATAATTCAACAACTTCTTCAACTTCAACTTTTGAAAGTTTTAGTTCGTTAATCTCATTACGTAGTTTTTCAATTTCAGAAAAGAAAGTTTCTTCGCTAATTGATTTTACAACCTTTTTAGGTGTTGCAGTTTCAGTTGCTAACTCTTCTTCAACTACTTCTTCAATTACTTCTTCTTCAACCGCCTCTTCTTCTTCAGTTCCAGCTTCTTTGATTTCAGAAATAATACCTTCTTCTTCAACTACGATAACCATGCCTCCCTCAACTTCATACTCTCCGATTGGTACGCTTACTCGCTCTTTATCTGCAATGACAAAAACCTCAGCTCCAACTTCAAATACTTCCGCTTCAAAAATAGCACCATTATCAAGTTTCATTTGCTCAAACTTTACTTCAATACCAAGTAAGGTTCTAACTTTGTTTAATGTTTCTTTTGTATTCATATATATATAATAAAATTAAGGATTAATTTTGCATTTTCGTTTTCATTATTATTCTTCTTGCTTGTAAATACTACCTATTCCTTGCCTCCAATGTTCACGATCTTCACAAGTTTCGCAATCACATTCTTTTAATGTGTAAGTATTTTTACAATAACAATAAACCGCTTTCATTATGATAATAGTTTTTTAAGTTCGTCCATTACAGATAAATCTTCTTGTAACTCTTCGTTTTTTTCTAATTTATCCGAAAAAAATCCTTCAATACTGAAACCGTTTAAAATCCCTTTTTTAGCCATTTCATAAACCTCATCATTATCACATTTCATAGAACCCATCCACGTTCCTACTTTAACATCTAAACCATACAAAGCTGACTTATCTTTTTCTTTGTTATCTACGATCCACGATTCTACCAAGGTCATTCCTTTTAATTTGCCATCATGCTCTAAGGTTGAGTTTGATTGGTTACCATTCTGTAAATACATTTGTGAGGCTTTTAAAACAGTATCAGCCGAAAAGAATACATAGTATTCATCCTCTCCGTTACGTCTATAAATTGGCTTATTAGGGATTAATAAAGCACCCATTAATAAACGTTTCTCTTTGCTTATTTCAGCAAGTTTAATCTCTTGGTTATTTAACGCTATAAAATCTGATTCAATAGCTGGATTTTCTACAACCGAAATAGCCTCCACTCCGATTGCTTCGTCATCATTTAAAATTAATTCTATTATCTTCATAATTATATAATGTTTTTTTTGTTGTTTTTTGTATTTTAAATTGATGCAGAGGTAATTATAGATCTTGCTAACTCTTGAGAAGTAGATATATCACCAGAAACTACAAACGCTTGTACGGGTTGTTGAGATGCCCCACCGATTGCAGAGGCTAATTGGTCGGTAGAATTTGCTCCGACAACATTGAACGCTGGAGGCAAACTCGGAACGCTTGGGGCGGTTGGAGTACTACCAGCAACAGAACTACCTCCACCACTTGATTTCGGTATTTTTACAGATGCTATTTTTTTAACGTTTGCAAAACCTACAACCCCCGTTGCAATAGCTTGAGCAATTGCGTATCCAGGAACGGGTACACCAGAAAAGGCTTTTAATTGTCCAGAAATAGAGGCATAAGTATCTACTAACGAAGAGGCTATTGCAATACTTTTACCCGTCGCAGTTTCTTGCCCTAATACCCCAGAGATAGAAGACAAGGCTGAGGAGTAACCATTTAAAGAACGCATTTTTTCAGCGTTTTCTAATTCTACAATTTTAACTCTTGCTTTCGAAAAAGTTTTCAAAAGTTTAGCTCTGTCTTTTTCGTTGATGTTTTCGTCTAATAATAAAGCTGAAGATCTCTCGTTTAATATTTCTCTTTGCCTATCAAATTCTAAACTATCAAATTCATCAGATAGAATTAATTTTTCAGCTTTTCTTTTTGATAAATCCTCAGCATCTTTGTCTTCTTTAGCTTTTTTAGTATCCGCCTTTATTTTGTCTTTTTCGTCAAATATTGCTTGTTGATTATCTTTAGCAATTTCGCCTTGTTCTCTTAATAAAGCTTCTTCTTCTGATTTTTTACCGAAAAACTTTCGTGCAAGTTTAATCCTATTATCATACGCTCTTTTTATTTTTAAAAAAACTTCTTTTCGCCTATCATCTTCTGTTAAAATTGATCCTTTTCTAATCTCTTCTAA